AAAAAAAGAACATAGGGTTAACAGCATTTGGTACACAAATGTTGCAACTTGGTGATTTGATAAATGTATCCTATAAAAATAACGAAGGTATAGACGTAATTGCACCAGAGTCTACTAAGTTTATAATATATAATATTCAGTATGACAAGTCTTCAGGACAAAACAATATGACACTATATTTGGCAGAGGTATAAGATGGAAGGGTTTACCTTTAGTCTACCTGAAGGAGCAGATTACTCTGGAATGGAATGGGGATCAGCAGATGCTCAAGCCAATCTAGCAGAACTGAGAGCAAGTCTTAATCCTCCTGGAGGAGATGTAAGAGATATTTCATATTCTGTCTCTACACCAACAGCAACCCCGCCACCAGCGCCAAGTCCTCCACCAGCAGCCACAACATATTCAGTCAAGCAACCAGATGCAAGTCTTGTACAATATCATCCAGATGTTTTACCACAAGAACTCATTACAGATTTGTTGTTTGAAGATATTGGTGGCAGCGAATTAATAAACATTGCGAGATATGACACTATCAATGGACAAGAAGTATCATATTCATTAATAAGAAATCTTTCTATTTTAAATAGAACATTCAATCCAAATAATATTCTTGCTGGACAAACAGCATCTTCTCAATTTGGACAATACTCTTTAGACATTGCTTCAAAACTAGGCGCTTCATATTTAGATCCAGAAGGAAATCTTGTTATTGAATTTTCATCAATCAGCAATGATGAGTATGCAGAAATAGAATTATCTACCAATGGTACAATATATAAGATCGGGATGGTGTAATAATATAATGATAACAAATGGTGGAAAAGAGATTATTGCCAAGTTCTTGCTTGGTCAGGCTCCATCCTATGCAACCCACATTGCCTTGGGGTGTGGAGCAAAACCTAATTCAACAGGATCTTTTGCAGACAAAGAAACAATGGACTTTGAAATGATCAGGGTTCCAATCTCATCTAGAGGATTTGTTAATGAGGGTGGCATAACAAAATTAGCATTGTCAGCAGAGATGCCAACTGAATATAGATACGAGATATCAGAAGTTGCGCTATGGTCAGCAGCATCTAATACTGCGGTAACCAATTCAGATAGTCGTGTATTGTTTACCTTTGATTCAAATGAAGGGTGGCAACTACATAAAACAGAAATACCTGGATCTACTGGTCCGATTCCATCTTTTACTGCTTCTCTTGATGGAGGAGACGATACCAATAACATTAATCTTCCTGTTGTTGCTGGAAATGCAATATTTTCTACGACGGCAGACAATGAAACCCTTCTTAGTTCTATCCGTAAGGATCGCCAAGAAGGATCAAGATTCCTTAATCATACTATTTTTATGCGAGGAGATACATCAAGCATAGACTCCTCATTTGTTATAACCGATGGGAGTCTAACTAACTCTTCACATATTCATTTAGACGGAAGAAATATCAACCTTGCCAAGAATAGCCCAGACGATGAAATTAAGATTGCATTGTCTATCATTCCGCAACAAGAAAGTAATGTTGAGATTCCAGATTCCACAAGGATCGTTATTGAATTCCTACAATCAGAAATAAATCCAACTGTAGGATATGCAAGACTAACCCACGATGTTCTCAATACTGATCAAGATGCAGATAATCGATACGTAGTTATAACAAAGAAAATTAAAGATCTTGAAACATCTCCAGAATTTTCTTGGACAGATGTAAGAATGATTAGAATATACACTTCAGTGTATAAAAATATTATTGATACAGAGCCAAGCGATGAATACTATGTAGTGTTAGATGGAATAAGATTTGATAATCTTAATTCTCCAAACCCGCTCTATGTTATGTCTGGGTATTCAGTTGTACAAACTCCACTTGCTAGGCCAATCGTTAAGATTGCAAACACAAGTAACTACATAGAATTTAGATTATCTCTAGGAGTTTCTTAATGCACAAAGTAATTATCAAAAAAGAAGATTTGCCGCCCATCAGTGTAGATGACACTGGATATAATCTTAGAGTTAGATTAATCTCTCAGGATAGAAATAGATCGTCTTTTTGGACACCACTAATAACCATTGAAGTTCCTGCGGTAGATTCAATTCAATATGTTATCAAAAAAGAATCTATTGGAACAAAGACCTTAAATGTCATATGGGATGATACTCAAAACAATAAAGAGTATGATATATATGTAAAGTGGTATATGTCACCTGGAGATGTTGATGCAACTTGGATCTATAAGGGGTCCACATTCTCAAACAATTATTCTTTAATAGATCCTGATGCTCATTCTTATCAAGTAAGTGTTCAGACAATCACTTATCCAAAAATGTATACATCAAGATATTCATTGTTTACTTCACCAGTCACGAATATTTGATATAATCAATTATGGCAATAATTAGAGTACCTGAGCGGGGAATTCCCCTAGACGTAACATATCTTTATGAATTAGCAAATGCTATCAATAACATATCAAGTGAAGTGTCATCTGCAACATATAACTATACAACAATCAAGACTAGAGAAGCCTCAGATCAAAGTATCAAAACAAGTGAGTCTAGGATCGTTGCTGGATATATTGACGTTGTAAATAATGAAAACATGCTTGCTGGGACAACAAGATCTTTTAGTTATGATTATCCATCTGACTTTAAGTATGCACCAATTGCCACAGCAACTCCAATCAATACTGGTAACACTTCAGTTGGAAACGATGTAACAATTGTACTTACCTCAATTACAACATCAAGAGTTGAGGGGCAAATTAAGTTTGCTTCTACTGGAACAATGAGCATCAGTATTAACTTGATGATTATAGGCATTCCAACGTGATATACTTCTCTCACTATGCTTACTTGTAAAAAATGCAGTGGAAGAATGTTTGTAGATAGAGCCTTTTCCGAACACAATCATATAGAAACATTCTGTATTCGATGTGGGGCGAGAACGTTCTATCATAACTTTGACAAAACAAATGGAGAGACATCTTGGCTGTGGAAAATGGAAAACAAGAGGATGAAGGCTTACATCTCAGAGTAATAAAGAATCCAAAAAGAAAAGTTTGGTTTCTTGATGGAGATTTAGTAGGAATCACTCACACTAGCCGTGCCCAAGGGATTGTCTCGTTATGGAATTACACAAAGACTGTACAATTCGTCATGACTCTGATAGAGTTTAAAAGAAAAAGAAAAAGAGCCTTTACAGTTGTGGAAACAGCAAGTCTTTTAAATTATCATCGGAAAAGTATTCCAAGATTAGTAAAGGCTGGACTTCTTCCACCTCCAGTGGGAAGATTACCAGGAGGCAAGACTGCCTTTCATCATTTAAGTTATTATAGTGAAGATCATATCTGGGAAGCAAGAAACCTAATGGCTCAGACTCATATGGGCAGGGAAAGAAAAGATGGAAGAGTTACAAACAACAAAACTCCTACAGAGCAAGAACTTAGGTATGCCATGGGCGATGGATTAATTTATTATGTCAAGAATGACGAGGGAAGATTTATACCTATATTTAGCGAAACCATGTAGGTCTTGACCTATTGAGGAAAAGGGGCTATCATTATTACATCAACCAGAAGGGTTTCAAATGGAAGAAACAAGAATATCTTGGTCGCTTGGCTATACCTTTAATACAGGTAATTTTCAAAATCTACGTCTTGATTGTCAAGTGACAGATTATAAGCATGAAGACGAGACGGCTAAGGAAGCGTCTGATCGTATTTATCAGTTCGTAGAAAATCAACTAATAGAAAAACTCAACGAGGCAAAGGAAGAACTAGCATGAAGAACGCATATGTAGCAGTAAATGAAAATCCAGTAGTACTGTGCTCTTATGGAAGTAGCCCAGCAGAAGCCTTTAGGTCCATGGCAAAGTTAATGAAGAAGGAAGACATTCGATGGATGAATGGTGCAAACATTAGCATCCTTGATGATGATATTGATAAGTTTGCAGTTACAGTTTATATTTAAGGAGAGTCATGGCTGATCGCAAGGATAGGTTTGCACTTATTACTAGGTTCGAAAGGTCATGCAAGATGAAGGGTATGTCTGCGCCCACTATTAATAAATATAATGAGCAGTGGGCAGCAGACGCCCTCTTGGAATCTTTTGATATAGATGAGTTATATAAGGCAATGGAATACTATTTCAGTATTCAAGAACGTCCCACATGGAAAGCATTTGCCAATAACGCTG